ATTTTCTACAGCCGATCTTCCTAAACTAGTAGCAACTCCGTCTTCATTTACAACTTCATATCTTCCAACAGGATCACCAGAATTATAATTAAAACTACCAGGAGTTACTTCACGTATATTTTGTTTTTGTAAATAATCTGCAAAAGATCCAGACATTATAGGATCTGTTTGTGTTGTAGGTGTTTGTGTTGTTGGAGCCATTGATTCATTCAACATATTTAAAGCATCTTCATTTCTTGCTGCTTGTTGTGATCTAGCTATGGCAGCTTGATTTAATAAACCATCTCCTGTTAAACTTAATAAACCTTCATCTTCTTCTCTTGTTGATGGTGCATTAAAAGATGCATTAAAACGAGTGTTCATACCTTGAGTTTGAGCATCATCACCACCCAAAAAAAAGTTTGGATTATTTCCTTGTAAATAGTCGTTATACATAGATCTATAACTACTACCGTAAATTCTATTTCCTGTAGCTTCGTCAACTTGATTTGCAGCGTTGATTGCTTTTTTAAATCTCTCAAATTCAGTGCCTCCCTCAGCAAATCCTATTCTACCACCATCACGAACATTGTATCTTGCAACAAATGCGTTTCTTTGTTCATCATTCATAGTTGAATAGTCTTTATCAAATTTAAAATAGTTATCCATATACGTTCTCATCTGACCACCTACTGCTTCTTTTCTTTCAGCTAAATATTCTTCCATAGTTTCTTCAGGTTTTTGTGGTCTAAAGCCACCTTTAAAATACTCGTTTAATACTGTAGCTCCACTTGTAATAGTACCTATAAATAATTGTTGTTGTATAAAATCAGGTAGTTTATTTACTAGTGGAATTTTACCAATTGTTGCATCAGTTGCTTTTTGTACTATGCCAACACCTTTTCTAGTCTCATCTGCATTTTTTAAATTTTCTACTTTTGTTGGATCTGATTTAAATAAACTACCTATAGGTCCTTCTTTAAAACCTTCCATAGAATATTTTTGACGACCAAAAACATTACCTAATTCTGAACCTTCAGCTCCACCTAATTTTCCTACACCTTTACCAAATGCATAAGTTGCAGCACCTTGTTTAAGTGCATCACTAATACTACCTCTTTGATCAAATCTTCCGATACCTCTCATAGCTGCTGCATAACCTGGATAGAATGGTGCAACAAAAGGTGCAGCTTTAACTGCAACATCTGCTAATTCATTTGGAATAAGATCTCTAACTTTACCTAAAGCTTTATCTTTATAATCTTGAAAAGTGCTACCTATACCGTATTTTTTACGGATAGTTTTGACGGTCATTATACCGCCTCTATTACGTAACTGTCTTTGCATAAGAGCTCTGTTTATCATATGTTTTAATTAATTAAATTTTTAAGGCAGGAATTTCACCTGAGTTTACTAATCTACTAGGTTTCTCCTAGTAAATCAAGACTATGTTGTTACTTCTCTAGGTTTAATTTCTAGAGCAGAAAGCACCACGTGTAGTCTATTGGCCGTTGCTGCTGTAACTTTTAATGCTTCACTTTCCTGTAATACTAAAGGACTTGTTAATAGTTCTGCTGTTGCATTTGCTGATATAGTTTTAGTCTTAAATAGGCTAAATACAGCATCACTTGTGTCAGTAATAGTGATTGTTATTGTGTCAGCATTACCTGAGTCTTCAGACACTAGTATAGATTTAATCACACTAGTTGCAGCAGAAGGTACAGTATATAGTGTGGTAGCACTTGTTGTAGTTAAATCTACTTTTTTATTTACAAAAGAATTTGCCATTAATTTATAAAGAAGTTAAATGCTTCTACTTCATCCTTTAAATCTTGTTGGTAGGTTGAGTTTAATTTATTAACTATACTATCAACATCTCTAACAAACGATTGAGATAATTGTTCATCATATTCTTGACCTGGTTGTGTTAAAGATTGTACAATTCTAGCCATTATCTTCTTCCATCAGGTTGATAGTCTATTCTAAAAGTACCTAATCTCCAAAATTGACTTGTGCTTGTATTAGATACCTTTAAAGAAATAGATCTTGCTCTAGCACGTGTATCAATTTTTTGTGTACCACTTGTAACAGTAAACGGTCCTAGTGATGAACTAGCTTGTGTATCATTTGGAAAATCTCTTAAATTTAAAGTTATAACCGCATCTCCTGTTTGTGATAAAAAGTCTGGTATGACTCTTCTTATTTTCATCATAAATTCACCGTCACCAGCTAATCCTTGTTCACCTATATCAAAGTCTCCTGATTCTATGTTGGCTGCAATAGCTGTTGTTGCACCTTCTTTAATTTGATTTAATCCTGTTTCGTGTTCATAGTATGTTGATGTACCATCTGTGCATCCAATAACATGATCTTTGCTTGTTGTAGGTGTTGTACCACTAGCATCATATTCTGAGGCATGAGGTTTACCAAATATAGCAGAATCTTGCCACGCTGTTCTAGCTAATGTTCCAACTGTCCACACGGGTCTTTCAGTTGAAGAGTCTATATAATTATAACAAACCATTCTGCTTACAGTGTTAGATCCTGAGTTAGGATAAAACCACATAACTTCACCAAACAAGTTATTTAATCCTGCATTAATATGTTGTTTTGGTATTAAGTTTATATCATCATAAACATGATCTTCAACTAAACATGGTAGTGATTCTAGTTTACCTGTGTATCTAAAAAAACCATTTTCTGACATCCAATACGCTGAACCATCAACCTCAACAGCTGCATGAGGACCAATTAATCCACAGTTAGTACCAACTTGTTGAAATGAGAATGTAAATGGTGGTCCGACAAATTTCATAATAAATAAAGCTGTGTCAGTCCAAATGTATGTAACGTCTCGACCTCTTATAGCTCCTACAATTCTTGATCCATCAGAAAGTCTTTGTGTACCTGCAGTGTTAGTTGCTGTAGGTGTATAGGTGTTAATATCTTCTTGAGAAGAAAATCTAATAAACATTTCATCTTGAGTTGTAGCAGTTCCAATAGTTGTTTCCGTGCCAAAGAATACTAAGTGTCTATCGGGTGCAGATACAATCATACTTCTAGAAGCTGTAGGTGCTCCTGTTACAACAGTTGCTCTGTTGTTTGTAGCATTTGATGCATTAGAGTCCCAAGAAAAAGTTTTTCCATTAAACACAGAAGCTAGTAAGACATTACCAAAATTGTCTAAAGTCCATAAACCAGGATCAGTAATAACATCACCTGATGCTGCAGCATTCCATGCAAAAAATTGAGATGCATCAGTTACTGTTGCTCCTGATGAATGAGAAGCTGCTGTGGTTCCTGAAGTTCCTCTAGTTAAACCTGATAAAGTTCCGCCACTATTACCTGTGTAAGTAATAAGTTCATTATCAATCAATACTGTTCCTGAAGACGGAAAAGAAGAAGAACTAGCCATTGTTAAACTTGTAACAGAGTTATTAATACTTGATGATAATGTTGAAGTGAATTGTCCTGCTTTAAAACCACTCCAAGGTCCTAATCCAAATCCTGTTGATGCAACCTCTACTGCTGGACCTACTGGTTCATAATGTTTAACTCTTATACCACCTGATGTAGATGCTCCTGAGCCACTTTCATTAGAGGCTAAAGTTATAGTTAAAGTTGTATCTGTAGGAATAGATGTAACTTGAAATTTTTTGTCATCAAAATTAGCAGAGTTATAATTAGAATTAGTTATAGATGTAAAATTATCTAATAATAGAATATCACCTGCATTTACATTATGTGCTGATGAAAAAGTAAGTGTTACAACAGCAGAACCATTAGTTGTAGAAAAAGCACTGCTTAATGTTGTCGTAGATTTTATTGGATTAATATCATAAAATACACCACCTGAATAAACATACAAAATTCTATTTGTGCCTAGTGCAGCATACTTGATACCTGCTGTATTGATAAAATGATGAATAGCTGTATTACGACCCGTAACATCAACTGAACCTAATTGAGCCCATCCGCCTATTTTCTCAGGTGTACCATATCTAAATCTAACATTATCCCCTCCAACCCATTGGCTTTCGCCTCCAGTAGAAGTAACTTGTTTATTGAATCCAGGTGCAAATTTAACTTTTTGTAACATATGTCTCTCAGATTATATTAGATTGCGTTGAGAATCAACGAGTTTTGGGTATACCCAATAGTGGTCTTTTATCATACAAATTAGACTTTGCAAAGCGCCCATTTGCATGATTATAGTGTAAGAATACTTGACCACATAACTTGCCTTGAAATGGTTCTCTCCAGTGTTCTAATTCACAACCAGAGTATATAAGCATGTCGCCAGGTTTTAAATTAACTTGTACACCTTTAGGTGCATCAGGTTTCATAATACCTTGATACTCATCTATAACGTTGTTAGACCCCGTAGGATCTATATATATTGGCCATGGGTCACCACCTAAATTAATTGTTGTTGATATCTCACAACTAGGTCTATCTTTATGTCTGTTTAATATATTACCTGTTCTATATAATCTTGTGTAAGAATAGGTGGGTATTAAATCTAAATTTGTTTTAGCTTTCATTACAGGTATTGTTTTAATTA